TCATTGTATCCATATATCAATTGAGTCATGTTCCCAGTGCCATTCTTTGAAACATATTCATAATTGAAAACATGGTAATAGGCTGTTCCTCCGGGGCCGTTAGTAGCGTCTCCCCGAAGTAAGGTGTAGGCATTACCCGAAAGAGCGTTGGAAGCATCATTAAAATTAGTGGTGCCGCTAGTTGTTTGTGCGCCAAAGCCACCTATGTATTGAACTGAGGAGTACACTAGCCCTGTTGCAGTTATCTGAAGGCGTTCGGTGTTGTTTTGCCCAATAGACACAGTTCCGTTAGATTGCTGCCCCCAAAACCTTAGTTGTGCATCATCTGCTCTACCTTGGATATAACCTACACCAGTGGTTCCATTGTCATCGTAGAACCCAATACCACCTATGCCTCCACTTGCTCGCCCAACAATGGCTATTCCTCCCGCTCCGCTGTTAGCTTGTATGGTCAAAGCACCTGAGGTTGAGTCAGTCTGACCAATACCCATACCGTTAACACCTATTGTTACGCGCTTTGTAGGAGTTATATCGGTTCCTACAGCAACAGTAGCTTCTGCGTCTACAAAAAATTCAACATCAGCGTAGCCAACAGTAATAGCACTTCTTGCCCACGCGCTTGCATAAGATGACTCAGCTTTGTTAGCAGTGTCTGAATATCTGTACCCACTCCCTAAAAAAGTAGAGCCACTGCTTGTCTGTCTAAATAAATTTACAAGAGAGGAGTTAGTTCCCTCAGAAAAACCTAAATTAAAGCCATTTGAAAGATTTAAGCCCTCTGAACCCGAAGCAGTGGTGCCTAGTAACAGATTACCGCTGCCGTCGAGGGTGAGTGAATTGTTTGGTGCTGCGTTCAAAATACTAAACGCCTGATAGTTGGCACCGCCTAAATCTAAACGAGCCGCCGTAGTAGTTATATTGCCTGTTGTGGTTCCTGCCGTCTGTAGGACTATATTAGCACCGCTATCTTTGTCTAAAACGAGTACGTTGCCTCCTGTTGCGCCAATGTCGATTGTAGCGACAGCCTGAGATGTAATAGACCCGACCACATTCAACGTTGTAGCCATATCCACAGCGCCATCAATGTCAACAACGTCAAGGTTGGATGTTCCGTCTACGTCTATATCGCCAGAGATGTCTAAGGATGCGCCTGTGAGAACGCCTGCGACAGTAAGCGTAGAAGCCATATCCACAGCGCCATCAATGTCAACAACGTCTAGGTTTGCAGTGCCGTCTACGTCTATATCGCCAGAGATGTCTAACGCGGTTCCGATTAAAGTTTGTGTGAAGGTTACTTGTCCATTAGAAGCAATCGTCATAGCATCTACGTCTGAAGCAGATCCGATGGTTTTACCGTCACCGATAATTATATCGTCAGTAAATGTAGCAATGCCCGTTACGCCAAGAGTTCCCCCAACTGCAAGGTTGCCTGCAAGCTCAAGGTCATCCATCTCGTAAACAATTCCACCAGAACCTCCACCATCGGTGGCTACAATCTTAGTCTGACCAGCGGCTATGATTACGTTAGCACCAGATCCTTGTGTAAGCGTCAGTGCCGCAGCGGTTTCGTTACGCATGATCCAAGTGTGGCTAATCGTATTCGGCGCAAGGGTCACTGTGCAGGCTTGTCCGCCGCCAGTTAATCGCAAGAACGTAGAGCGAAACTGGTCAGTAGCTCCATCAGCCATTGTGATGGTGTGTGTACTGGCGTTGGCTATGGCCTCTGCGCCCACGCCCATAGCTTCTGCAAGAAGCTCAAGGTTTACGTTTGTAGTTGTTCCCCAAGAACCGCTTGCCTCGCCCGTGGCTAATTCCGTTACGCGAAGGTCATTGATATACGTTGCCATTTTTTATCCTCTGTGCGCCTAAGCGTTGATTGTTGAGTAGCTAGGCGATTGGGTTGTGCTTATGTCATTGTAAGACGGCGCTTGGTCAGTGTCTATCGGATCAAAATTAGGGTTTTGACCAGTGTTTATTAAGCCCCAGACCAAAGGCGCTCCTACTGCTGAAAGCATTGATACGCCTATCGGAACAACATTTGCGGCAGCAGCCGTTGAAACCTCTGCGCCATTGAAGCCTGACGTTATCAAGAAACTAGGTAGGCTAACCACCTCGTTTTCGTGAATTGTTACTGATCCAAGAGCGGATGTAACGGCGAAAGTTGGCAGTGCCACATTAGCTTCCGCATCCGTTGTGACGGCTCCAAGGCCCGATGTAATTGCAAAAGTTGGCAGGGTTACATTAGATTCAGCGTCTACAGTGAGCGCGCCAACCCCAGAGGTTATGGCAAAGCTTGGGGCTGGAACATTGTTGTCACAAACAAGTGACACCGCGCCAACGGCGGAGGTCATTGCGCCAGCGGTGGTCAGCTCAACAGGAAGTACGGAACCCCACGCACCTTCACCCCATGTGCCACGGCCCCAGCCGTTAATGTTTGCCATCAGTCATCCATGTTGAATTTTGCAGCTTCAAGCCGCGACAAACAGTCGGTCAAGATCTCGCGCACAGGAACAGTCATGAAGTCCTGCTCCAGCATTGCCGTGATCTTTTGAATCGAATATTCAACGTCTTCAAGAGCCGTCATAAAAATCTCCTAGAATCAACCCCAATTCTACACAAAAACTAGGCGGGAACACCTTGGAATTTGCGATTCAAGATGCGTTGAACCTTAGAATGCGACATTGGCGGTATATTGTGCAGGCTGTTGACCTGCTTGGCGATCTTGCGAGGCCCAAGACCGCGCTTGTGCAGTTTATAGATTGACTTCAAGACATCCTGCTCTTCTGGCACCTCTTCAAGACGCTTGCGGGTCTTGCTGCCACGCTTTTCCTCAACGTGCTTGAACCCGTAGGGCGCTGACCCGCCAATGGCGTAGCCGCGAGATGCCCAGTCAAGTTTGCCAGCAGCAAAGCGATCCTTGATGGTGGCGTGTTCGATCTCGGCAACCGCCGATAACACCATCAGCATGATCTGGTTAGCCATCGAGTTCATATCAAACTTAGAGTCCAAGCCCTTAGACTTGGCGGCATCTGGGTAAACAATCGGCATCTCGCCAAACTGCTCGCAGAAATACATTGTGATACCAATCTCCTGTAGCACTGGGATCAGGCCAAGTAGGTCAGAGCTAGAGCGGCTCAATCGGTCAAGTCGGGTGCAGATCACCACGTCATGGCGATCAATCACGTCAGTCATATTTCGGCTGGCTGGGCGCTCAAGCACTGCGTGGGTGCCAGAGACGCCCTCGTCAGCAAAAAACTGGTCAACGTCTCGGTTGTACTTCTCACGAACAAACTCAGTGATCTGCTGCTTCTGCGTCTCAAGAGAGATGCCAGACTTGACCTGCTCATCCGTTGATACACGGACATAGCCGTAGATGTTGTTGATTTGCTTCAGTGGGTTGCCGCTCATTCTGCGTCTCCATTAAGAATGTCCAAAGCTCTGTCTAGGCTTTCAGCCAACCCCTCTTGCAGCTCCCATCCCGTTTTTATAGCTGGCATATCACCCGCTTCGATCCCTGCGCGAATCATGTTGAGCGATGCTGCTTTGATTGCCGCTTCTCCGAGAGCTTTTCGCAGCTCTTTGATTTGAGTGTCGATAGACTTCATTTCACACCACCTTTGTATCCATAGTCGGTCATCTCTTCGTGCAGGCGCTGCCAGTTTATATTCAAAGGGCGATTGTCTTTACTGCGATCTGCGAACATGACCTGACCACCCTTCACAAGCTCCACGCCATAAACTGCCTTGGGCATACCATTGTATACGATGTCAATGTTGTGCTTGAGGCACGTCCTGCGAACTCGGTTATAGAAAACTTTCTTCGCTTGGGCGCTCATGCTGCACCCTCTTCCGTAAATTCAGGCGTTTTTACTTCTGTGCGTTGATCTGTCAGCATATTTCGCTGAAGGGTTCGCTGCTGCTTCAAGACTTTCGATCTTATGTCTATTTTTTGGCTTTCCTTAAAATTAAATTCTATCCAGTCCCTACTACGCATATTTTTTAAGCAGTTATCTATCTGCTCGTTGGTCATTGGAAGTTTGCGCTGTTTTAGTTTTTTGTACAAAACTGTTAATGACATTGGCCCGTCTATTTCGAGTATGTCAAAGATAGTTCTGGAGTTGCCCCTCGCTGTTGGTCGTAGTTTCATATTATTTTTCCTGCTTTCGGATGAATGATCTAACAGGACTAGGCAGTTCAGCCTGAATGTACTCCGCCCAGATCTCTTTAGCCGCATCGGTTTCGGACAACACCCGTGCGCGGTCTGCAAGGTACTCGCCAACCTCGGCAACCTCTAAAGATTTAGCGGTCAGAGCGAGCAGCTTCACGTCAGTTTGCTGAGAAGCCTTGCGGAACAAGCCCGGCAGCAACATAGCCTCAATCGGTTCAAGGTCGTGCTGGCGAGCAAACTGGCTCAGGTCTTTGGCAAAGATTTGGTCTTCAACTGTCATTTCGTTATCGGTCATCACGTTCTCCTGTAGGTGAAACAAGATAGTAAGGCATCCCGTGTCTATGTGCAACTATTTATTTGTTTAAATTAATTTGTATAAATGATTGTACATAGACACGGATGGTGTAGAATGATCACATCAACAACGGAAAAGGATGAAGATGATGCAAGCAGCAGCAAAAGGAAAAGGCGTAAGGTGCCACTGGGCTAAGGTCACACCACTGGCGGTTCTTACGAACAAGCGTTTAAAAGTTTTGAACACACCACTGAAAGACTGGTTGGTGTGCGGTAAGTGTAACTTTCAGCAACGCCACCATTCACAGTGTGGCAGTGAATTCGACAGCCACTGCTGGATGGAAGACTGCAAAGCCGACAACTCAAACTTCTTGTACATGGATGAACTGGCGCGAGAGCTGCCAGCCGATACGCCAATGTACCGACTCAAGCGATAGGGAGTAGTGATGAAATTTAACCCATTAGAGATGGCAGGCAAGATCAAAGAGATTGACCGCCTGCCCGAACTGAAGCGGCTACTGGCTGAGCACGACTGGTACTTTGAATACTCAGATGACTTTAGGGTCTGGCAAGTTGGCTCAGATCAGCGCAAGGCGATCAAAGCCCTAGCCAAAGAGCTTGGTATGGAAGAAGTGTTTGAGGAGGCGTTTGACGCCGTAACAAATAACAACCTCAGAGAGTTTTTGAGAACGCTATAATGTTTCACATGGAACAATCTGGAGGCTAGATGAAACAAAATTACCAAGGCGATCTTTTTGGAGGGGGTTTTACAGCTCCGCCATCGCCTAAAATGTTTTCTGTTAAGTCCATCCCGAAGTCAGTCGCTTCTCAGGTGTATCGAAAATCACATTACTTTGGCGAAAAAGACTTCTTGCACGTCTACAGCTTTGGCGCTTTGTTCGACGGCTACTGTTGGGGTGCTTTAACCTTTGGCATACCAAACGCACGAAACATAAAAGGCTTGTACGAAAGCCACGAACAGCACGGTGTTTTGGAGATTACTCGACTGGCTTTCGAGGAGGGTGCGCCCAGAAACTCTCCAAGCAGATTGATTTCGCAAGCCATCAAAATGGTAAAGCAAAGGTATCCGTTGCGGCTAATAATTACTTACGCCGACACAGCCCAAGATCACAATGGCGGGATTTACAAGGCGAGCAACTTCAAATACCACGGCTTGACGGCTCAGAAAACCGACTTTGTTCACCCAGACGGCAAAATTCGTAAAATGAAAGGCGTTAAGTATTCTGAGATGGAGGGCGAGTGGGTCAAACGAAGTCGGAAACACCTTTTCAGTTATGATATTGAAGGAAGCGCCAATGGATAAGTATTTTCAGACGCTCGACATGGCATCATTTAGAATGATGCTTGATGCCGACAGTGCAAAGGCCATGAAGCTGTACAAGCACGTTCTGCAAAGCCAGCATGACGCTGGGCCAGAATCAGATTACATCATCAGGATGTGGAAAAAAGACAGGGGAATAGGCGATGCGCCAAGTAACAGTAATAGCTGAGGTAAACGTGAAGACGCTGCTAGACTTAGATGTGCTAGAAGACCTTCTTGAAGACGTAATCATAGAGGCGCTTGAGCAAGACAACGAGGTCGAGGTCAAGGTTACCGCCGAGTTCAAGAAGGTGATCAGATAAGGTCTAGGGCATCCTTAGCCGCTTGTCTTTCTGGCTCACCAAAGATGTCTTCGTAGACGTACTTGCCGCTCCTGTACAAAGCGCCTAGCGGCGAATTACGCTGCTCTTCGCTTTGGATGTAATCCATAAACCGCTCAGTCTCTGGCTTGGCGTACTCCATAGCTGGCTGTATTAACCCAGCTATTCCTTCTTGAGCTGATTGACTCATAGAGCGACCCATCTCACTTCGCGGCTCGTAGTTTAACGCTTCAGAGGCATAATCTCCCACAGCCTCTTGGCGAGCAGCTAATGCTTCGCTCTCTTCATCATCCATAAATATGCGTTTTGGAATGTTTCTTGTGTACTCGGAAAGACCCGAAAGGCCACCACCTATCACGCTGGCAGCTCCACTTAACGCATCCAACACCATCTCATGCGTTGCGCCTTGAGCTGCAAGTGTGTCAGCTCTGGCTTTTTGTGCCATGCCCAAGCCTGTAATGCCTGCGGCAAGGGTGATTGGTGCAGGGGAAAACATGGTCAAAGGCCCAGAAACCCTTTCTGAAACAGTATCGCCGTCAGCGTTTATGTCATCTAAAAAGTATATGGGCGACTCGTAGCCCTCAACTTCCATTTTGCTTTCTCGGTCAGGCTTAGATGCAACCTTGCCGACAACTTTGCGAACTGCGCTAGGTATGGATTTGTCGTACTGCGACCTAAGTTCCTCGTCGCCCCAACGATCTATGTGAACATCCGCTGGCGTAAAAGAAACGCCGTCATAGCCTTCTTCTTCTGCAATTTGAAAAACACGTTTTACTGCAAGCTTGTTCCAGTCCTCGGTCTTCATGACAAACGGGCCAGCTTTTGGAAGATCGCCTTGCTTTTCCGCTAGGCCAGTTACTGTAATCCCCGGAACCCGTACATCCCCGATCATTGGTGTTATTTCACCAAAACTGTTAAAGCCAGTATCTGGGTTGTACTTTTCAATTGCCGCCTCAATTCTTTCAAAGGCATTTCTAGGAATACCTTCTCGCTCAAGCTGGTCTGCGGCTTGCTCAGAAGCTTTTCGGTGAAAGTAACCCGCCAACCCAGTCTTGCCGTTGCCGCTTTCAAGGCTTAAATCTTCCCCAGCAGCTTCTAATCTTGCCGATACGTCTGAAACAAATTTTTCCTTCAATTCATTGTTTTCTTTAAAGGCGTTGAAAACAACTTGGTTTAATGCATTGGGGTTATCGACTAACTCAGCCACGTCACGGCTAGAACCAGTGAAGTATTGGCGAGCAATCTGCATCTTTTGCTCAGGCGTAAAATAGTCAAGAACTGCTTGTTTCTGAAGTTTTTTGCCTGCCGAATTTATGTTTTTTCGCTGCTGTTGAGCATTTGACCGAAGGTTCCTTGCCGCACTCAAAATATCGACCGTATCATTTGTACCAAGATCAGCGTCGATAAGGTATTCATCAACAAAAGCTAAGTCACTTAGATCTCTAAAAATGTTTGTTGCGGCATCCTCACCCGCCTTAACCTTTTCAGCATCATAAAAACCTTTCTTACGCCCTTGCTGCGCCCAGTCAGATTGCAGCTCTTCAACGTAAAGTATCTTCTCACCATTCGGGCCTTCACGGTCTTTGGTGCGGATGTGGAAAATGTTGTTTATGTCATCAGCAAAGTGAACGCCTTCACTGAACCGCTTTGGCCCAACCAATCCAAAGCGCCTTTCTTGGTAATTGTCGCCGCCGTCGAGGGTTCTGCTCTGCCACCGCGTATCGTCTGGCTGGCCTAAAGACCCAAGATTCATGTTTCCTGTTTCGACTTCGGCTCTGGCTGCGGCTTGAAGGCGTACTTCGGCTTCGTTTGTGCTGTCAATGTCAACGAACCATTTGCGAAAATCATCAGTAAAGTTTGGGGCTTCGTTTCCGTCTAAGTGCCAGCCCGTGTCATCATTGCCAATCAATGAATAGCTAAAACCATTATTAGCTTTGTCACCGACATTGGTAGGATCTCCATCTTCATCGACTACGGTCAGCGTTATGCGTTGAAGTGGATCTTCTTCGTAGTCTGCCCGAACCTTTTCTTCTGATCTTTCGTCAATAAACTCTTGAACGTCTTGCGGAAGATCGTTGAACTCTGCATCTCCGTCTACAAATCTAGTCCAAACAAGCTCTGCGTCAACGACATCATCTTGGTCACTAAACATTCTGTAAACATTTTCGTAAATATCATTCCACTCGAAATCTAAGTTAGATATAGAGCGGTAAAAGTCAACTTCGTTACTTATGTACTCAGGCCCGTGAGCTTCTTCTATGTCTAAGTCTTCAACCTCGAAATCAAATTTAAAATCACCGCCAGTGCCAGCGCGGTAGATTTTCTCTTCCAGCTCAACACGATTAGCTGCAATAACTTCTAAAATTTCTTGCTGAGTAACCTTTTCCTTCTTGAATAGCTCAGCTAAACCAAGTTCAGCAAGCTCTTCTTTCTTCACGCCATTCTTCATAAAATGACGGCGTGTATCGTCACCACGGCCCGTGGCAATACGCATTTTATTGGCAATATCTTCAGCTTTTAAATAAAGGTTTTGATCGTTAACCTTGGTTAGCTTGTGAAGCTTGGTATAAAAACCCACCATTATCTTTCTCCGAAGATGTCTATGTCATCAACATTTACCGCGCCACCTTCTGCGTAATCAGTCCCTGCATACTCGTTTAGGTAGTCGATGATGCCTTGTATCTTTTCGTCATCGTACTCTTCGTAAAGCTTTGGGTTCATGACCAGCGAACCAGTTTTTTCTGAGTATTTAAAAGGTCTTGGCTTTCCGCCGCCCTTGGGATTTGTCATCTGTTGACTTAAATCTTTAAACGTATCAGGGAACATTATTTCTGGCGGGACGCCTTGTACTAAGCCGCCAAGATACTCTTGGTCTTTCATGGCGGGGAAGGCTTTGTTGTAAGATTTGTGATAAGGCTCGTCAAAAACGCCGCGATTTGGGTCAGCTCTATACATACTAAGCCCAGTAGAGTTTTTGACGGCTTCGTCAAACTCTTGAGCCTTCATTGTCTCGTAAGCATCGTCATAAATAGGGAAGCCAAGCTTTTTCCACCTATCCTTTTTCATCTCTGCTAAAAGATCAATTCTTAATGCGCCAGCGCCTCCTCTGTCAAACCCGCCTTCACCTAATATTTGATCAAAAACATCAGGACTATCTAGGCCA